CTTCCGGAGCAGAGAAAACGCTCGCAGCCATCGCCATTCGTATTGCCCTAACCAACGTCTCAACCCTACCAAAATCAGACATTATGATTATGGACGAACCGGGCACAGCATTGGACGCCGAAAACCTTGAAGGCTTTATGCGAGTGATGGAAATGATCAAGGGCTACTACAAGACTGTGCTCTTGATTACTCACTTGGATAGTCTCAAAGATATTGCCGATATGACCATTGACATTGAACGTCAAGATGGGTATGCTTATGTCAGTCAATAATATTATTATGTCCCCGCAAAATGGAATTATGTAGCCTACTTATATTACCTGTGGAGGTTTATAAATGAAAATCACAAAAAACCAACTACGACAGATAATAAGAGAAGAAGTCTCTAAAGAAATCTCACACAAAAGAACAGATATCCAGAAGTTCTATGATATCGTTGAGGATGGGCTTATTCAACGCCCTAATGAGACAATGTTCGGAGGCAATCACATCTATCTGTGGTTCTCGGAGCGGTTCTCTGGCTGGCATATTGACTTTGAAGCCAACATACGGACTGATGGTGGCCGAGTATATTTGGAGATTCAAGATGAGCCACGCAAATACACCGACCCTGTTGAGGCAGCCGAGGCAATCAATAGGCGGCGTGAACTTGAAATGGAGTTGAACGACCCAGGCGAGATGTAGGGCAAAAAGAAAAAACTTACAAACTCCCCCAAACCTGATACAATAAGATATAACTATTGACATTGAACGTCAAGATGGGTATGCTTATGTCAGTCAGTAAAATAAGAGAAGCAACCTTTGTAGATAGGGATGGAGAGTTCTTTGTCCCACGCCCAACTTCTTGGGGACACGGACTCCTCCGACACCGTTGGTTCCAAGAGACTATTGGCATCAAACCAACAATTGCCTCTATACAACTTTGGGGGCAACTAATTAAAGAAAACAAAATCAAAACTCTTATAGGATATGATAACAAAACTTGGGAAATCATAGAGTGAAAAAGTTTAAAGTATATAACAAACTGGTGAGAGACAAAATTCCTGCCATAATCAAAGCAAGTTGCTCGGAGTGCAAATATCGCACAGCAACCGACGATGAACTACACCAAGCCCTTTTTGATAAATTGCGGGAAGAAGTAGAGGAGTTCATTGAAGAACCCTCTGTGGAAGAGATGGCAGACATCTATGAAGTCTTGTGGAAAATACAGGAAATATTTAATATAACGGAACAAGAGATTCATAGCAAAGCCTTGAAGAAGACCAGGAGCCGAGGAAACTTCAATAAAAATTATATTTTAGAGCATGTCGTGGAGGACATATCATGAAGAAGACACTATTACTATTGACCTTAACTGGATGTTCACAAATGGTACAACCATCTGATGCGGGAGTGAAAGACGCAACGGCCGATGTAAAGGCACCGGTTGCCCAGATGTCGCAGGGAGAGAAAGTTTACCTGTCTTATTGCTCTGTATGCCACGGCAAAGACGGCAAAGGAAACGGTGGATTGTCAGCCAACTTTGTGGACGACAAATCCAGATTGGACAAGTCGGATAAAGAGCTTTTTAATAGCATCTGGAACGGGATGGGCGGAATGCCTGCGTGGAGCAGTGCCCTGTCTAAAGAGCAGGTCACTCAAGTTATTGGATATCTCAGAGCAGCGTTCGGCAACAAATAAGAAATAATGTGGTTTCTACAAGAGTATCCAGCAATAAGCGGATTGATCTTTTCAATCATTTTAGGATTACCGGTAGGATTAAGTACTGTGTGGAGCATCAGAGGGTTCCACGAAGACCCAGAGAAACCAAGGGACGAAAATGTCTGGGATGATGAGTGGGACTTGAGATGAAACCCGGTGACTTGGTGCAAAGTAACTTATTCCACCCCAGTGGATCAGGGGGTTACGGACTTGTGATGGGGGGCTGCGACTTGCCGGGATACTGGAACGTGTGGTGGGTTGGGGAGATTACCCCCACCAGTCAAATGATAGAGGACTATCCTCATGGGGCGATTATCGACATTCACGAGGACGACATAGTTGTCGTTTCTGCGGGCACAAAAAAGAAAAATAAAGAATGAGAGCAGGCGACCTCGTAAGATTTAAATACACTTGGTCGGACCATGAAGGCTGGAAGATTGGTCTGCTCAAAGAATACCACAAGTGGGAGAAGGTTGCAACCATTGTTTATATGGGTGAGGAAGTGAGGGTCGCAGCCGGACTTGCCGAGATACATAAACGGGCGAAAAGAAGTTAAGAACACTATTTATTCATAGCCCCTTGGAGGATCTCCCCAGTGAAAAAGAAAACACTAACTAAAGAATTTATTCGAACGATTGTCGAGGAATCCTTGAAACGAACCCGAGCGGACCTTAATGAAGCCCCTCCGGGCGATCAGCCTTCCGCTGTGGGACAGGCTGCGGATGATACGGAGAGCGTCCTTTCGACAACCACATCCACATCAGACGGGGCTGACGTCCAGGTTGGCTCGGTGAAGGTGGATGACGAACTCTTCGCCACGGCCAAGCAGGTTCTCGATGACCTGCTTGCTGGTAAGAACGTAGCGGGCAACCGGCAGCAAGTTGAGAGATTTAAGGATCGGGCAGACGAGAGTCGCGTAGCTCTTTTGGCGGCCGCTCTGAGTGTTTATGCGGGATTCGATGCAAGCGAACTCCAACAAATCCCCCAAATCATCACCCAGATCGCCCGCCAGATGAACAAAGACACCTAGTAAGGTAGCTGTCCGAAACTTTCACATTACTTAATAACTGACTACTTATATCTACAGAGGAGGTGCTGTAGATATGCACGAAAAACTAGATCAATGGCTCGGAAAATGGGCATCACGAAAATTAATGGTATGGATGACTTCCACCGCTTTTTTGGCGGCAGGTTCTTTAGCTAGCAGCGATTGGGTTGCTGTGTCTCTGGCTTACATCGGGCTCCAAGGAGCAGCGGACATAGCTGCTAAGTGGAAGCACGGCTGATGAAGTGGTTGTGGTACAAGGCTAAGGAGATTTGGTGGAAGGTAGTATTGGGAGTTCTTCTGGTAGGGACCCTGCTAATTTATTTTTACCGCCTACTCAAACCAGCAGAGGATAAAGTAGATTATTTGGAAGCAATAAAAACAGAAGCCACCGCAGCCTTAAGGGAAAACGAATTGCGTGGTAGACTAGAGAAAGATAAGATCGGGGCTATTAAAGCGGTTTTTGAGAGTCGGCTAAAAGATACTAAGAAAATAAACGACAGAGAAGAACGGTTGAAAGCCTTGATTAGACTTCACGAGGAATTAGACATTTAAGGAGATAAAAAAATGGTAGACATTCCCACACTTGATATTGAGGATTACGATCCTGAGCTAAACGAAGAAGAAGAGACCATCGAGGATAGGTCCGGGGGTGCCTTGACTTATGCCATCGTTGGTGCCGGACAAGGCGGCGGCCGGATGGCTAAGGCATTTTACGATATGGGCTACACCAAGACGGTGGCTGTAAATACTGCACGGTCAGATCTTAATGGACTAGATATCCCCGCCGAACAAAAATTCCTCGTGGATGAGCACGGCGAACAGGGTGCCGGCAAAGACCAAGCCAAAGCCCAGGCCGCCATCGAACGCAAAGAGCAGGAAGTGTTCAATAAGTTCCGGGAAATTTTTGGAACTAACGTTGACCGCATCTTGATTTGTCTCGGGGTCTCCGGAGGCTCTGGTGGCGGTACAGTCAACACCCTCATTAAGGTTGCTAAGAAATATTTCACCTATATTGGGGTGGAGGACGTAGATCAACGTGTTGGCGTTGTGGCCTCCCTTCCTACTGCTGGCGAATCAGCTTCCCCAACGGTAGCCAAGAACGCCCACGCACGCATTACTCAACTTTGCGGGCTCGCAGAAAAAGGAAAGATTGCCCCCCTTATTATGGTGGACAACGAAAAGATTAAAAAGCTTTACCCCAAGCTAACAGTCAAGAAGTTCTGGACAACTATCAATAATACTGTTGCTGGCTTGTTTCATGTTTTTAATGTCCTCGCCAATAAAGACTCAGAGTATACGACCTTTGACGCTACAGATTATGATAGCATCATGCGTCAGTCGGGGTGCATGATTATGGGTGTTACGACCGTCAAAGATGTGGAGAGTGAGACAGCTATTTCCAACGCCCTTAAGAAAAATTTAGAGAAAACTCTCCTCGCTGAAGGATTCGATCTTACGACTGCTACAGGTGCTGCCTGTATTGTTGTCGGCGGCGACGTTATTTTTGAAGAGACGGCCGGCCTAATGGACAGCATCGAATTTGGTTTCGATACTCTTGCTGCACTTACGGGGGGAGCGATTGTTCACCGAGGCATTTACGAGGACAGCAAACGAGACAAACTAGTGACATACACTCTTGTGAGTGGACTTAAGAGACCGGTCAAGAGAATAGAGGGGCTTAAAAAGTTTCTGAAATAGAATGAAAAAATTACTCGCTTTAATACTTTGTTTTTCATTAAACGCAATCGCTGCGGATGTCACCAAGTTTGATCCTCTCCCCGTCACAGTAAACCAAGAGGGGAATAACTATACTGGGATACTCTTGAGTGAGGAAGATTTTCGCAAAATACTGGAAAAGAAAATTGACGCCAACGCCAAACTCTCAGAATGTTCGGTAGATAAACAGGTCTGTGATAAAGCCGAAAAAATATATAAATCTTCTATTACAAAACTAGAAGACCAACTAAAGAAAAACAACTCATGGTTTGACAGAAATCGGGGAACCCTTGGTCTTCTCACTGGTTTGGTCATAGGAACTGGTGTTTCTATTGGTATTGTTCATGCGGTGTACCAACGATGAATAAAGATAATCCGGATTATATAGCTGCAATTGAAAGAGCAGTCAAGGACAAGTATGGCAACCAAGCGGTACAAGATTTTAGATCTCAGTGGGCTCCAGCGAAAGAAAAGGAGTATCTGGCACAACTTAAAAAAAGACATAGGAAAAATAAATCACACTCTCGCCAGAAAGAGATTGTTGTTCGTGGCGACATTGTTATTAAAAAAAGAGAACCAAAGGCAGCGACCGAGAGAAAATGTCCTGTTTGTAAAACATATTCATTTTCAGCAGCGGACGACCTATATATGAATAGGTTTGGGTGTTGTCATGACTGTTACTTGGACTTTGTGTTTGCAAAGCCTGCGGAATGGGAAAATGGCTGGCGACCAACGGACCAAGAGGTTGAAATTTATCTACGGAGAAGAAAATAATGACAAAAATTTTAGATGTAATTAGGGGACTCAACCAGGCCGCCACAAATGCTTATGACGGATATCAACACATGGACTCTAAGATTGGACTTACGCGAGAAGAAGGGCACCCTATTCTAGATTCACGTCAAATGGATGGGTTTCGTGTTCGTTTTTCCGCCGATAAAATGATGTTGACATATCAGGCAGAGGTGCTTGCCAAGCAATTGCATCCCCGCCATCAATTTGAGAACGAGCTAGAGAGAAAATTCAAAGACATTGTAAAGTATCTCCAGAAAGAGTATAAGAAAATAACCAAAAACAGCGTGTCTTTGAGTGGCGATGGCGATGTGGATATGTACGTTCAGACGTCTTCGCGGGTACGAGTGTGGGTGCAGGCTCATAAACAGTACACTATTGGTGGACTAAGCGATGTGGATTCTGTAAGAAAAACATCAGCGGGTGATGTAGACAAGCCATATGAAAAAAAGTTCAAAGATTTTTTAGACCTGTCCGCCACCAAAAAGCCTCAAACCAATAAATGAACTTTGATATAGTCGAGATGTAAATGGTCCTCACCAAGAAGGAAATGATGGCGGAAGTTATCCGCTGCGGCAAAGACCCCGTTTACTTCTGCAATCAATATTCTAGAATATCCCATCCGATGCGTGGGCTCATCCCATTTGAGATGTACGACTTTCAAGAAGAGGCGTTGCGTAAGTTCAACGGACATCGATTCAATGTGATATTAAAAGCTAGGCAGTTGGGAATTTCAACCACGGTTGCAGCTTATGTTTGCTGGCTAATGCTCTTTCATCGGGATAAAAATGTACTTGTTGTGGCTACGAAGCTTGGTACAGCCGCCAATCTCGTAAAAAAGATAAAGGGGATACACAAGCACTTACCACCGTGGTTGAAGATATCCGAAATAGCAATTGATAATCGTAATTCTTTTGAATTAGGTAATGGGTCCCAGGTGAAGGCGTCTTCTACCTCTGGCGACGCAGGGCGATCTGAAGCTTTGTCATTGCTGGTAGTTGATGAGGCAGCTTTTGTGGAAGGGATTGATGAGCTTTGGGCTGGACTTTATCCTACTCTTTCTACGGGCGGCCGTTGCATTGCCCTGTCCACGCCCAACGGAGTAGGGAACTGGTTTCATAAAACCTATACTGACTCCCAGGAGGAGCGAAACGATTTTCATACGATCAAGCTACCTTGGGACGTTCACCCTGAAAGAGACAAGCACTGGTTTGCCCAAGAAACTCGCAATATGTCCCGCCGCGAAATAGCTCAAGAGCTTGAGTGCAATTTTAATGCTTCAGGCGAGACGGTCATCCATGGCGATGATCTGGGGAACATCATGCAAAGCCTGTCTGAGCCTAAGCACCGTACCGGTTTTGATAGGAACTACTGGATATGGGAAGAGCCAATACCAGATAGAGAGTATCTACTAGTCGCCGATGTGGCTCGCGGAGACGGATCAGACTATAGTGTGGCTCATGTTTTTGATATTGAAACCATGGAGCAGGTAGCAGAGTATCAGGGGAAAATAACTCCGGATATGTTTGCTCCGCTTCTTTTTTCTATGGCCTCTGAGTACAATACGGCCCTGATGGTCATTGAGAACAACTCGTTAGGAATTGGCGTTCTGAGCCGCCTTAAGGATCTTGAGTATAGAAACCTTTACCACAGTCTTAAAAAGAGTCATGACTATGTAGACGAAACCACGTCCGAAGCAATGGGCGGCGTACCTGGGTTTACGATGTCTATGAAAACACGTCCTCTAGTGATAGCGAAGTTTGAAGAATTCGTCAGGAATAAACTAATTAATATTAACTCGGTGCGATTAGCTAACGAGGTCAAGACTTTTGTATGGCATAACGGAAGACCTCAGGCTATGAGAAGCTACAATGATGATCTTGTTATAGCTGCTTCTATCGGGTGTTGGGTCAGGGGGACCGCACTAACTGTGAATGAACGAGAAAAAAACTACAAGAAAGCTCTTTTGTCGAGTATATCAGTCTCTACGAAACACCTTCATACTCAAATACCGGGACAACAGGGGTACAAACCGCCCCGTGGACACAATCAGCAAACCGACCTCCCCACTTTTGGGTGGATAATTAAAGGATAGCCATGGAAAACGACAATACTAATAATCCAAGAAATAACCAATCCAATTTATTTAAAAGGTTAACCCGACTTTTGAGCGGGCCCCTGGTGAACTATGATAAGCCCGCAGTTACCCGAGGCACGTCCCGAGATGTAACCAAATATACTTTTACTAGTAGCACCGGCCGAGAGTTTAAGAAAAAAGAGTACTACAACCCCTTTGGCGGACTGGCATCAAAGACTCTTTTGGATCGAAATAAACAAATAAGATATACCGATTTTGAACAGATGGAATACATGCCTGAGATAGCTTCAACTATCGATATTTATGCTGACGAAATTACCACTTCAACTGCTTTAACTCCCTTGGTCAATATTGATTGTCACAACAGAGAGATTAAAGATATTTTACACACTCTTCTTTATAGCGTGTTAAATGTCGAGTCCAACTTGTTTGGTTGGGCCCGCGGGATGTGCAAATATGGAGACTATTATCTCTATTTGGATATTGATGATAAGCTGGGCATCACTAACGTGGTGCCGCTACCAATTCGTGAGGTGGAACGCCTGGAGGGAAAAGACCCCACCAATCCGAACTAC